AATCCCATTTCTTTAGAAGGCGGTTCTGTTTACCTTGGCTTGGTGTCCGGTACTGGGCCTGTGTCAATGGCTGACAACGGCACGCAAATTTTTATTGCTGCAAATCCTGACGGATACATATACAACGCAGCAACAAATGAATACCAACAAATTACCGACCCGGACTTTCCGGGGGCAGTAACGGTTGGTTACCTTGACGGTTACTTTGTATTTAATGAGCCGAACTCGCAACGCGTCTGGGTCACAAGCCTGTTAGATGGCTTGTCGATTGACCCCTTGGATTTTGCAAGCGCTGAGGGTTCACCAGACGGGCTAGTATCCCTGATCATTGACCATCGAGAGGCGTGGCTGTTTGGCACGAACTCCGTGGAGGTCTGGTACAACTCCGGCGATGCCGATTTTCCGCTCACCCGTATCCAAGGCGCTTATAACGAGATCGGCTGTATTGCGCCGTACTCGGTTGCCAAGATGGACAACTCCGTCTTTTGGCTCGGCGCAGACCCGCGGGGTCAGGGCGTTGTATACCGAGCCAACGGTTATACCGGCGTTCGCATCTCAACCCACGCGGTTGAGTTTGCCATTCAAAGTTACGGAAACCTTGCCGACGCGGTTGGCTACACGTATCAGCAGGACGGTCACACGTTCTACGTTCTGAACTTTACCAACGCTGACACGACGTGGGTGTTTGACGCAGCGACAGGCTCTTGGCACGAGCGTGCTGGTTTCCGAAACGGCGACTTCAAGCGTCACCGTGGCAACTCCCATGCTCGTTTCAACGGTGATCCAATCATCGGTGATTACCAAAACGGTCGTTTGTATGCGTTTGATTTAGACGTGTACTCCGACGCTGGCGCTACGCAGAAGTGGCTACGGTCTTGGCGTGCGTTGCCGACTGGCGGTAATGACCTAAAGCGCACCGCCCACCACTCGCTACAGATCGACTGCGAGACAGGCGTTGGCTTGCCGGGGTATGCCTTAACTGATACGCAATATCTTGGCAGCGAGTTGTTGCAGATTCTCCAGACCGAAAGCGGCGAAGACATCATTTTAGATGTAAATTACACCGTTGGCGCTAACCCGCAGTTGATGCTGCGCTGGTCTGATGACGGCGGCCATACGTGGAATGGCGAGCGTCAAGTGTCTATGGGGCGGGTGGGCCAATACGGCACTCGCGCTATCTTCCGTCGCCTTGGCATGACCTTGAAGTTGCGTGACCGCGTGTATGAGATCAGCGGCACCGATCCGGTTAAGGTCGCCATTATGGGCGCCGAACTGCAACTGAGCGGTACTGCGTCGTGACCGTAAACATCACGCAAATCCCTGCCCCGCGTGTGCCGTTTATTGACGAGCGCACCGGGCTGATTTCGCGTGAGTGGTTCCGGTTCCTAAACAACCAGTACCAGTTAACGGGCGGCGGTACAACACAGACCACCATTTCTGACCTTGAGTTGACGCCTTCCTTGTCGTCTAACACCGAAGACGAGTTGGCGGTGGTCAAGGGGCAACTAGACGATTTGCAAAAAGGTCCGCCTCGGTTTGAGCCGGGTCTTATCAACTACGGTTCGTTTTTCTCAACGCAGACTCAAGCGGCAACGGTTATCAATACTGCGAAAGCCATCACGTACAACAACGCCGACCCTGCCTATGGCGTTTACCGCGACCCAGCCGATAGCAGCAAGATTAAAGTTACTCGACCCGCTATCTACAATGTCCAGTTTTCTATTCAGGTAGACAAGACTTCGGGCGGTACGGGGCGACTGTATATTTGGCCTGCTATCAACGGCACTAACGTAGCCAACTCTGCGTCACTGATTCAGATTCAAGGCAACAACGCCGAAATCTTTTCTGCCGCTAACTTTTTCTTGCCGTTGTCTAACGGCGATTACTTTCAGTTGTACTTTTCTGTGGATTCACTAGACGTGCAGTTGCAGACGTTTGCGGCTGCCGCGCCTGTACCGGCGATTCCCTCCATCATTTTGACTGTTATGCAGGTGTACGTATGACCGTTTACCTTTCAGCCTTCGCAGGAGCCGGGGCGCAGTTCTTTACCAATGACGGCTCTGTGCTGTCAGGCGGAAAGATCTACGCCTACGACGCCGGAACAACGACTCCGCGAAACACTTACACAGCGATTGGAGGAACAACGGCTAACTCCAACCCCATCATTCTTGACTCTGGCGGACGGCTGCCAGAAGACATGTGGTTAAGCGAGGGCGTTAAATATCGCTTTGTTTTGACGGACTCTAATGACGTTCAAATTGGCGAGTACGACGACATCGTTGGCATCAACGACATCTCTACGGAGACTGTCGCGTGGGCCACGATTACCGGCACGCCGACGACGCTGGCTGGCTACGGCATTACAGATGGCCTGACGACGACGGCTGCGGCAGCGACCTATGCGCCAATCGCATCACCGACGTTTACTGGCACGCCGCTGATCCCGGACAACGACTCGGTTAGCGCCAACTATGCTGTGGGCTATCGAGAAGCACCGCAGGTATCTAAGACGGCTAACTACCAGTTGGTGCTGGCAGATCGCGGCAAGTCGATTCTGATGAACGGCACCAGCCTGACGCTGACTATTCCGGCCAACTCTGCCGTCGCGTTTCCGGTAGGCACCGTAATCATTATCGTCAACGTCAATACCAGCGCGTTGTCGATTTCCATTACGACTGACACGCTGACTCTGGCGAACAGCACCACGACCGGCACGCGCACGCTGGCTCGTAACGGCTTGGCTACCTGCGTCAAGATTGGCAGCACGTCTTGGCTGATCAGCGGAGCGGGATTGACCTAATGGGCGGCGCTACCTTAGCAGCGGCGATTGCAGGCACGACGGGGGGAGCCGGTGCCGGTGTATTCGACTTCTCGTCTGGGTCGGGTAGCGTCACGATTCCCACGGGAGCCACGGGCGTTACCATCGAGGTATGGGGTGCGGGCGGTGGCGGTGGCTACGGCACTGTCACCCAGATATTTGGCGAGTTCTTGTACGAGCCGCAAGAGAACCCCGGTGGCGGTGGTGGCGGCGGTGCCTACGCTAAACGAGTCATTGTGTTAACCGCGCCAGATGCCCTTAAAACTATTCTGTACACTGTCGGTGCTGCCGGTATAGGCGGCACTGTAGGCGACGCTGTGGGCGGCGCTGGCACCCAATCTGTTGTCTACGCCGGAACCTACGCCCTAGACGAAATGATCTCTACGGGCGGCTTTGGCGGCTACGGCGGTATTGGCATATTTGGCAGCCAGCAAGGCGCTGGAGGCACGCAGACGGGCGGTACGGTGCCGCCGTCAGTAAATGGCAACGGAGGGGCTGCCTTTACCCAAACCGGCGCTACGGGCATCGTAGGCGATAATAGCCTCACTGCTGGCGCTGGCGGCAACGGTGGTGACCCGGTAGAGGGCGGCGATCCGGGCTTGGTCGGCACTAACGGTCGCGTCCGAATGGTATTTACCTTTTAGGTGACACATGGCAGTTAACGTAAAAGTCCTGATCCCGGCCAAGATTGCCGAGAACACGCAGGTAACCCAATACACGGCTACCAACGTATCGGCCATCATCGACAAGTTCACGGCCACGAACTACAGCGCGTCGGCGGCTACCCTGTCGGTTAACCTCGTGACGCAGTTTGACTCGTCGGGCAACCAGAACTTGATCATCAAGAACAAGACGCTGCTGCCCTCTGAGACGTATACGTTCCCTGAGTTGGTCGGCCATGTGCTGCAACCGGGTGGATTTATCTCCACGATTGCCTCGGCTGCCTCGTCTATCAATATCCGCTCCTCTGGTCGGGAAGTGTCGTGACCGGCCTAGCCGACAATCGAGAACTAGCCTTGCAAGTCGGTTATCAGGCAACCGATTGGAACAGCCCAGTTTCGTTTGAAGCGTATGCAGATGCGCTAAAAGACTGGGACGTGAAAGCCATTGTTCGAGATGACAAATGTATTGGTGCGGCGTATTTTAAGGGTGACGAATTGCATGTTTCGGTACTGCCGGAATGGCGCCGTAAATGGGCAACCAAAGGCATCTTGTCGAAACTATTTGCAAAAGATCGTATTACGACAAAGGTAACTCCGGGGCATGAATACATGCACGGAGTATTGGAAAGATTGGGATTCGTTCAACACGACGGCATGTTCGTAAGAGGCCATTAACATGGGCATCGAAACAGCAATTATTGGTAGTGCATTGGTTGGTGGCGCGGCGTCCGCTAGGGGCGCAAGCAAGGCCGCAAGAGCGCAAGCAGACGCCGCTCGATCAGCGGAAGCAACCCAAGAGCGGATGCTTGAACGGCAGTTACAGGAAACTCGTCCGTTCAGAGATTTGTCGCTTCAGCAACTAAACCGATTGTCGGAGTTGTACGGGCCTGAAGGCATGTACACCAAGACTCCGACCATGGAAGACCTGACGATGGACCCCGGCTTTTCTTTCAGACTGTCTGAAGGAGAAAAGGCGCTTGCTCGTATGCAGTCTGCTCGTGGGGGGTTGCTTGGCGGCGGCGCAATTAAGGCCGGTGTGCGGTATGGGCAGGAGATGGGTTCTCAGGAATTCCAAAATGCTTACAACCGCCTGATGAATCAACGCGCAACCGTTACTAACGCACTGCTCGGAATCGGCGGTTACGGCCCCGCGATTGCTGGACAAAATGCCGCAGCGATGGGATCGGCTGGCAGCAACATCGCAAACATTCAGTTAGGCGGCGGTCAGGCCCGTGCTTCGGGCTACTTAGGCCAAGCCAATGCTTTAAGCAATGCGCTTGGTCAGGCTGCAATGGGATATGGAATGTATAAGGGTGGCTACTTTGGATCACCCGGCGGCGGTTTGTCGCGTCAAACCTTAGATGAAATTTTGCCGGGTGTAACGCCAACTGGTCGTTATGGTGGATCGGTTATTCCGTATCGCGGAATGTAAGAGGTTTTTATGGCAGTTATAGGCGCAACCCAAATCGAGCCGGTCAATATCCTCGGCGCGTATGTGCAAGGCCGAGAACTTGGCCGTGCCAACCAACTTGCTCAACAGCAAGAAGCAGAGCGTATGCTTGCGATGCAAGAGCAGCAGCAGTTGAAAAATGCTCTGGCTGGCGGTTTAGACATCAGAACGCCAGAAGGACAAGCGGCACTGATGAAGTTTGGCCCGCAAGGTCTTGCTATGGCTGCTCAAGGCGCACAGTTAGGCCAATACGATTTTCAGGCTAAACAAGCGGAGCGAGCGGCTGCAAGAGAAAAGTTGGGTGAATTAATTGGGATATTGCGATTTGGCGAAAAGGACGATAAGTCCTACGCAATTGCTTATCAAACAGCGAAGGCTCGTGGATTTGATATGACGGGCGTTCCAACGACCCGCGATCCTGCATACCTTCAAAGTCAGTTGCAGTCTTTAATTCCTCTTAAGGATCAATTGGACTTTGAATTGCGCGGGCGTATTGCCAACGTTCAAGAAAGACAAGTTGGCGTTTCAGAGCGCGAAGTTGGAATTCGTGAACGAGATGCAATGGGTGGTTCAAAAAAAGAAAAGCCGCCTGAAGGTTACCGCTGGACAGAAGCCGGAAATCTTGAGTTTATTCCCGGCGGTCCCAAAGACCCTGCCAACATTGCTGGCACGGCAACTGAATTGCCGCCGAAAGTTCGCGCAAAACGTGAAGAGTTGTATCCAAAGGCCACTACCGCAGTAAATTCTGCGGTACGGGATATTGATAACCAAATTGCTCTTGCAAAACGGCTGCGAGACCACCCCGGCCTTGGCGCCATCACCGGCAGCATTGACGCTATAACTCCAAACATTAGAGATGTTGCGACTAGCGCTCAATCTGACTACAACACTTTGCTGTCACAGGGCACGCTTTCAAGTTTAACTAGGCTTCGCGCTGCGTCGGAAACTGGTGGAGCGTTGG